ATTGGTCGTCTCCGCAAAAGATTTAGTGAGATGTTCCAAGACATGCTTAAGACTCAACTCATTCTAAAAGGAGTTATCGCTCCAGAAGATTGGGAAGATATGAAAGAGCACATACAGTATGACTTCTTATTTGACAATCACTTCAATGAATTAAAAAACATTGAGATGTTTAACCAACGCATAGCGACTGTCACACAGATGGATCCTTTCGTTGGCAAATACTTCTCTGTGGCACACGTTCGTAGGGAAGTTCTTGGTCAGACTAATCGAGATATGAGAGAGTTAGATAAGGAGATGCAGCAAGAGATTGATCAAGGTCTTGTTATGTCACCACAAGATGTCAATACATTTGACACTATGGATCGTCAGAACACTGCATTTGCTCCAGAAATACAAGCACAAGCAGCTGATGACGCTGTAGAAAGGGAGTTAGATAAGGAGAAACGTGCACCTAAACCACCAGTCTCCGCATCTAAACCAACGAATAATAATAAATAATAAATGCTACAAGAATATTATGACTGAAAATCCAGATGTTAACAAAGAACTTGGTGCTGTAGATATTGTCGATAAGATTGACAATAACCAACGAGCATCTGCAATTGATGCAATCCACGACATGTTATTTGGCAAAGCTTCTCAAGCAATGGCAGATTACAAGAAAGTGGTTGCTAATACATTCTTTGATGAACCAACCGAGACAGAGATACCAAGCAATGAAACTGATAACGGAAACGATTGAAGACGTTAAACTCATAACAGAAGAGAAAAACGGAAAGAAACTTCTTTATATTGAAGGAGTGTTCTTACAATCTGAGTTAAAAAATCGCAATGGTCGTATGTACCCCTTCGCTGTTCTTGACCGTGAGGTTAAGAGATACAATGAGGAGTATGTGAAATCAAAACGTGCTCTCGGTGAACTTGGACATCCCGATGGTCCTACTATCAATCTTGATAGAGTATCTCATAGAATTACTTCACTCAAAGCAGAGGGAAATAATTTCATTGGTAAGGCACAGATCCTAGATACACCAATGGGTAACATCGCTAAGAACTTACTTGGCGAAGGTGTTCAGTTAGGTGTTTCCTCACGTGGTATGGGAAGCATCGACAAGACAGAAAGTTGCAATGTTGTGCGTGATGACTTCATGCTCACCACTGCTGCAGATATAGTAGCAGACCCCTCCGCACCCGATGCTTTCGTAAATGGAATCATGGAAGGTAAAGAATGGGTTTGGTGTAACGGTATACTAAAGGAAACTGAAGTTGCTAAATATAAAAAGATAATGAGTGACGCAAGTCGCCGTGATGTAGAGGCAAAAACGCTCCAAGTTTTTGAGCATTTCCTCTCAAATCTTTGATTCTATAAATAATTCATATCACTATACGGAAAATTATTAAGGTAAACTCTAATGTCAGATAAACTTAACGAAAAATTTGAGGAGTTTGCTACCGAGCAAAAAGTGACTATCGTGGAAGGCGACCCTATGCCGACTGTTTCCGCAAACGTCATACCAGGCACAGGTAGCGAACCATCTCAAGTTTCTGATGCACAGACATCAAATGGTACAGGAAAAGATCCTGCACCTAAAGTTGATGCTGGTCAATCATACGGACAATCTGCTCCTGCAGATTTAGGTGGTACATCCACTGCTCCTAATGAGCACGATGATGACGGTGAGGAGAATCCAGGTGCTAAGGCAGCTGCTCCTGTAGGAGACAAGGCAGCACAAAGCGATGGATCTGCTCAAACATCTAACATTAGTGATGCTGGTGATATGGGTAAACAACCTACAGTTGGTGCTGATGCAGCATACGGAACTGGAACAGGTTCTCAGGTTACATATCCAATCAAACCATCATACGAAGACCTTGATGTCTCCGATGATGTCAACGCCCTATTAGAGGGAACAGAACTCTCAAAAGAGTTTGCCGAGAAAGCAAAGACTATCTTTGAAGCAGCAATCAAGGCAAAACTTTCTGAAGAGTACGACAAGCTTGTAGAACACTTTGCTACAGAACTCGAAAAGCAAGTAGATACTGCTAAGGCAGAGCTTTCCGAGGAAGTAGATGGCACAGTGAACTACGCCATAGGTCAATGGATGGAGCAAAATCAAGTTGCTGTTGACCGTGGAATCAGAAATGAGATCACAGAAGACTTCATCGCAGGTCTTAAAGGTCTCTTTGAGGAGCACTACATTTCTATCCCAGACGAGAAAGTCGATGTGGTAGAAGGTATGGCTGACTCTATTCGTGAGATGGAAACCAAGCTTGACGAACAGGTCAAAGCTAATGTGAAACTACAAAAACGTCTAGACGAGTCTGCAAAAACTGTTATTCTGAAGAATGTTTCAGAAGGATTGGCAGATACTCAGAAGGACAAACTCGCTGCACTCGCTGAGAGTCTAGAGTTTACAACTGAGGAAGAGTTCTCTAAGAAAGTAACAACTATCAAAGAGTCTTACTTCACAGAAAAAACTGTAACACAAAGTGAAGTTGCAGACGAAACTCCAGTAGAAGGAGCATCAGATAAGGATATTAGTCCAGCAATGGCACAATACCTTGATGCTATGAATCGCTGGCAATAAATTATATCCCCCAATTTTTCTCATAAGAGCAAATGTTTAACTCAAAAGCTCTAACAGAAAAGTGGAACCCTGTTCTAAGTCATGAAGGTGCTGGTGCCATCAAAGACAATTATAGAAAGGCAGTTACCGCTGTTTTGTTAGAAAACACAGAGTCTCAACTTAGAGAAGAGCGTGGTATGATCAATGAAGCATCCAACACAGTTGGTGCCATTGGTACAAACGCACTCTCAGGTTCTGGACTTGATACAAAAACAGGCGGTCTAGCTGGTTTCGACCCAGTAATGATCAGCCTCATCCGTCGTGCTATGCCAAACTTGGTAGCATACGACATATGTGGTGTACAACCAATGAGCGGTCCTACAGGACTAATCTTTGCGATGAAGTCACATTATCAGCAAAATGGTGCAGCACTAAGAGCTGGTAACGAAGCACTTTACAACGAACCAGATGCAAACTTCTCAGGTAACTCACAAGGACCTGCAGCATTCAACGATCCTATCTCTCCTCTAGGAGACGGTGGTACAACAGATGCTAACCCAGGTTTACTTAACGATGCTACTGGTGGCGGTACAACTGCAGCTAACTACGAGAAGGTTGCTTCAAAAATCGCTAGAGAAGATGCTGAAGTTCTAGGATCTGGATCTACTCTCTTCAACGAGATGAGCTTCAGTATAGAGAAGACTTCTGTTACTGCTAAAACAAGAGCACTAAAGGCAGAGTACACTCTAGAACTAGCACAAGACTTGAAAGCAATTCACGGTCTTGATGCAGAGCAGGAACTTGCTAACTTACTTTCTAGTGAGATCCTTGCAGAAATCAACCGTGAGGTTGTTAGAACTGTTTACACAATTGCAAAATCAGGTGCACAAAACAACGTTGCTAACGCTGGTGTGTTTGACTTAGACGTAGACAGTAATGGAAGATGGTCAGTTGAGAAATTCAAAGGACTTATGTTCCAGATTGAAAGAGATGCTAACGCAATCGCACAGCAAACTCGTAGAGGAAAGGGTAACTTCATCATCACATCTGCTGATGTTGCTAGTGCTCTTGCTATGTCAGGTACACTTGACTACTCTTCTGGTTTAACAGGTGCTGGCGGTCCTTCCATTGGTGAAGTTGATGACACAGGTAACCTACTTGTGGGTACAATGAACGGTAGAATCAAGGTCTTCGTTGATCCTTATTCAGCAAACGTTTCTAACACTCACTACTATGTTGTAGGATACAAAGGTACATCACCTTATGACTGTGGACTGTTCTATTGCCCATACGTTCCCCTACAAATGCTCAGAAGCATTGACCCATCTACCTTCCAGCCCAAGATTGGCTTCAAGACTAGATACGGTATGGTTGCTAACCCATTTGTTGTTCAGTCTAATGGTACACCTGATGCTGAGGCATTAACTCATGGCATTAACCAGTACTATAGAAGAGTTAGAGT